TCCCTGGATGCCGGCGGCGGCAATGGCCAGGGCACCGGCGCCACCGGCCAGTACGGCTACGCCGGTGACCACCTTCAGCAGGCCGCTGGCCAGGGCGGGGTTTTCCGCCACCCAGGCCTTGAAGCCGCGCACCGCTACGGTGACGGATTGAATAAGGCCGCGCAGTTCGGTGTTGACCAGCTGACCGATGGCGATGCCGGCGGCCTCGCTGGCGGATTGCAGGGCCTTGAGGTCGCCGGCGGCGTTGTCGCCCATGGTCTTGGCGACGCGGTCGGCCTCGCCCCCGGCGCCCTTGAGCACGGCGGCGAATTTTTCGATACCTGCAGCACCCTGCTGGGCCACCAACTCGGCGAAGGCGGCGCCGGCTTCCATGCCTGCAATCTGCTTGAAGATGGCGGCGCGCTGGGCGTTGCCCATGTTTTCGGTCTTGCGGCCGATCTCCGCCAGGATCTCGGGCACGGCGCGCAGGTTGCCGGCGGCGTCCGTGGCCTTTAGGCCGATGTCCTGCATGGCGTCCAGGGCCATTTTGGGCGGCGCGGCCAGGCGCTGGTAGATGGCGCGCATGGCGGTGCCGGCCATGCTGCCCTGCAGGCCGACGTTGCCCAGCAGGCCGGCCATGGCGGCGGTTTCTTCCAGGCTGGCGTTCACCTGGGTGGCCACCGGGGCGACGTATTTCATGGTGTCGCCGAGCTGGGCCAGATTGACGTTTGAGCGGGTCAGGGTGGCGGTAAGCACATCCGACACGCGGCCCATCTGGCTGGCCTCCAGGCGGAAGCCGGACAGGATGTTAGAGGCAATATCCGCCGTCATGCCAAGTTCTTCGCCGGCGGCCTTGGCCAGGCTGAGCATTTGCGGCGTGGCCTGCAGTATCTGGTTGGTGTTGAAGCCGGCCATAGCCAGGAAGGCCATGCCTTCGGCGGCCTGGGTGGCGCTGAAGCTGGTGGTTTCGCCCAGGGCCTCAGCCTGTTTTTGCAGCTGCTGGTAGGCCGCGCTGGTTTTCTCGATGCGGGCCAGGGCGGCCACCTTGGACATGCCCTGGTCGAAGGCCAGGCCGGGCTGCATGGTGCGCTGAATGGCGGCCATGAGGCCGACGCCGGTGCCCAGTCCGGCGGCGCCGGTGGCGGCCATGTTGGCGCGGGCCTGTTGGGCGCGTTGGTAGTTTGCGCGGGTGCGGGCTTGCGCCCGCTGCCGGGCCTGGAGCCGCTCTAATTGAGCAGCTTGAGCTCTAAGGGCGGCGGTGGCCTGCTCGGTATCGGCAGCCAGGCGGCGCTGCTCGTCGCCCAGCCTGTCGGTGTCGACACCTGTCTCCCTAAGCCTGGCGCGGCCGTCTTCTAGACCCCGGGTTAGATTCCTTTGTGCACGCAGCAGGCGGGCGGCTTTCTTGCGGGCGTTCTCCAGGTGCTGGCCGAACTGCTGGGCGCCCTGGTCGCCGGCGGCCAGCAGGCTGGCGCGCAGGTTTTTGACTTCCTGGCGGGCCTGGGTGAGGGCGGCGCCGGTTTTGTCCAGATCCGCTTCCATCTGCTGCACGCCCTGCAGCTGTTTGGCGGCCTGGTCGAGCTGGCGCAGATTGGCGGCCTGCTTTTTGAGGGAATCGCCCAGGGCGGCATTGGAGCGCATGGCGGCCCGGTTGGGCTTGGTCATGCGGTCCACGGATTGCAGCAGGATTTTTAGTTCAAGGCTATTCATTTGTCCGGCTTGCTCCGTTCATGCCGATCCAGGGCGATGCGGTGCCAGTGAATCAGTTCGTCCAGTTCCATGTGGTGCATTTCCGACGGCGGCCAGCCGCCGCCGAATACCAGGTTGATGTCCGCCCAGGCCTCCAGTACGTCGTTTAAGAGGTTTCGGGCGTTACGAAAAAAGCCGACATCTGGTTGGCCAGTTCGGCGATGTCCAGCGGGTCCATGTCGTAAACGGCCTGTTCGGACACCATCGGTTCGGATATGCGGCCGGTGACCTTGGCCAGACTTTCGACATCGGATTGCAGCAGGTCGTAGAGTTTGACGCCGCGCAGGTCGCCGGCCCTGGGGCGGCGCAGGTTGAATTCAGGCACTGCCTTGTTGCCGATCTTCAGCGGCACCTTCAGGGTGATGGTGACGGATGCCGGTCGGTCGGTGGCTTGGGTTGTGTCTGGCTTGTTCATGGTGGTGTTCCCCTTGGGTTGAGTGGTTAGAAGCGGTCGGCGCGGTCGCCGATGCGCTGGCCCAGTTCAAAGCCTTTCTGAAAAATGACGTTGAACCGTTTGGCGAAGGATTCGCGCACCAGTTTTTCCTTTGCCTTGTCGCCCTCCTTGACGGCGCGCACCTGCTGGAAGATGGCGTCCAGGTCGAACTGTTCGTCCGTTAAGTGCATTTGTGCTTTCATGCTGTTCCCCTTTCGGGTGTCGTCCGTTACGGATCAGGCCCGGCCATCCGTGGCGGCGGGCACGGTGTCGGTTAAAGCCCCAGCGCGGCGCGCATGCCTTCCAGGCGGTCGGTGCCGTTGACGATCAGGGTGTTATTGAGCACGTCGGCTTCGACCAGGTCGGCGCCGTCAATAGTGAGCTTGTAATAGGCCAGGCTGTACTGATACTTGGTGTCTTGCTGGTCGCCGGCCTTGGCGCTGCCGAAGTCGATTTCCTTGATGCGGCCGCGGGCGACGATCTCCACCTGGCCATAGCTGCCGTCGGAATCATCGGACTGGATGGCGCCGCGGAAGCGCAGCTGGGCGCCCTGCACGTCGGTGCTGCCGAACAGGCCGATGAGGCCGGCGCGGATCTCGGCGGAGGTGATGCCCATTTCCAGCATTTCGCCGCCCATGTCGATGTTCACCGGGGTGTCCATACCGGCGGCGCGGAATTCCTCCATTTTGCGGGCCAGCTTGGGCAGTTCCACCTCGGTGGCCACGCCGAGCATGCTTTCGCCTTCGGCGAAGACGTTAAAGTTTTTCAGGGTCTTGGGGAGCATGTTGCTTTCCTCAGTCAGTATTCAGTAGATGCCCATCCCTGGGCCGCTTCCATTCTTTTGCGCTAGGCCGATACCAGTTGCACCAGGTAGCTGTTGTTCAGTCGCTGGGTGAGCAGCAGGTTTTCCAGAGGCGGTACGGGCGAGTAGTCGAAATCGATGTAGAGCTTGCCGTCCTGCAGGGTGGTCTGGGTGTTTTTGCCGTCGGGCAGAAAGGCCACGCCGTCCACAATCCAGCCGTTGAGCTTCATTTCGCGCAGCTTGGCGTTGATGCCTTCCAGCAGATCCTGAATCAGCACCTTGGACATGGGCTTGTCGATGGCCCACATATGGGAGTCGGCCACGGTGTCGCCGAGAATGTCGCGGGTACGCACGGCGGACTCGAAGGCCATCAGCGGATCAGCCGAGCAGGTGCGAGAGCCCCAGAAACGGAAGCCGTCCTTGCGAATAAGGGCGGTTACCTCGCTGGCGTTGAGGTAGCCGGCGGTTGTGTCGGGGCTGCGCAGGTCGAAATGCACGTCGTATTCGGTGCCGATGACGCCCTGAATGGGTTCGTTGGACAGGGTTTTGTGCCAGCCCTGTTCGTGGTCGAGTTTGGCGCGCAGGCCCAGGGCGCGGGCCACGGGGCTTTCCACGGCTTCGGCGTCGTCGAGGGTGTTCCAGACCTTGAGGCCGGGCCACAGGACCATGGCGCGGTCGTCGCCAAAGTTGCCGCGATAGGTAACGGCCTCTTCTTTGGTGGTGGCGCCATGAGCGGAGATGTAGGCGAAGCCGCGCAGGCTGTTGGCGATGCTGATCAGCTCGGCCGCTACCGGCTGGGTGTCGAGCCCGCCGGGCACGCCGAGTATGCGCGGGCGCACGTTCAGGGCGGCCTCGGCCTGCTTGAGGGCGTGCAGGCCGGTGAAGCTGCCGCCGGCGCCGCTGCCGATAATGGCGGAATTCTGGTCGGCCTCCAGTGCCTCTTCGGCGACGCGCACCACCACCACCAGCGGGGCGGCCTGGTCGAAGATGCCGTCCAGGGCAAGGTACAGGGTGCCGGTGGTGCCGGCGCTGGTGAGGTAGTCGACGCTGTCGACCAGCACGGGGGTGTTGAGGGGGAACACGGCGGCGTCGGCGTCGTCGGCGGTGCAGACCATGCCGATAACGGAGGATTTTGCATCGCGGATAGACCGGGGGCCTTGGGCGACGTGGATTAGGGTTACACCGTGGTGGTAGGACATGGTTATCAGGCCTCGGTAACGATCAGTTCAGGGGTGGCGCCCAGGCGGGACTGGGGCAGGGGTTTGATTTTGCTCATGGGCAGCTGGTAGGCGCCGGGTT